AACGCGGTCTTCAGCGTCAGGTAGTATTCTTCGTCCAGGACGTTCGCCGGCATCTGCACGGCGCGGTCAGCCATGTCCGGCAGGGGGCGGATTTTCTTGGCCATCAGCCCTTGGCCCCTGCCACAAGCCGACCGCCGAACAGCGAGACAGGCCGAGGGTCGGAGCAGCTGAGCTTGATCTGAGCCCCCTTCGCGGAGGCCGTGCCGAGCCGATTGACACGGACAGCTTTGCGATACTCGCCCTGCGCGCCGATCTCCCGAACCACGGGGCTGCCGAAGGTTACGCCGCCATCAAGTGACCACGAGATTGAAACCACGGGGTTCGTCTCGATGGGATCGGTGCCCGCCGCCATGCCGACGCCGGACATGATGTCGAGGTCTAGGCGGCTCAACGCAGCGCGCGAGGGGAAACCGCTCATCGTCGAGCTTACCGGCTCCCAAACCAGCGGATCGCCGAACTCGTATCCGTAATCAGGGTCGATCACGCCGAATTTGCCGGTTTCATCGTCGCCAATGACCCACGAGCCGAAGCATTTGACGGCGGCCGAAGCCCGCCAGTTGTCCCGGTCATAGCTCTTGCGTTCGAACCACGAGCCGGCCGAGGTGTCATTGCACCAAGTCCATGCCGGGCAAGACAGGCTCCAGACCGAATGCCCCTCGTGCTCGTAGACTACGGCCTTCAGAACGCTCTTATCCGTCAGACGCTCCAGATCCTTGGAGACGGACGGGTTCGAAACCGGCTCTGCGATATTGCCGTTGATGCGGCTGATGACGTTGTCGCTTCCGGCGAAAATGATCACGTTCGCGAAATCGTTCTCGGCCCCGGCGATGGCGTCAGGGCCGGCGATACCTCGCGGGATCGTGCCGAGATACGAGAACGGGAAGCCAGTGGCGTTGCCGGTGTTCGGCCAGATTTCGATAGTCTGAGGCCCGCATGCATACAGGTTCTTGCCGAGCGCGATGACCCGCAGCAGCCCGTCAGGCTTGCTCTCCGCAAAGGCGGTGTCGAGCGTGTTGATCGCGGTATCGTTCAGCCCCGTCGCCCGCATCCGCGAGTTGCCGTAGCTGAAGATGAAATAGCCTCCGAGGAAGCAGACCGAGTTAGGCGACCCGACATCGGCATCGGGGTAAGAACTCGCGCCCGTCGTCATGTCGATGACGAAGGCGGTGGAGCCCGTCACCGCCACGATATCGGGCGTCGGGCTCTTATTGTTCCGGGCGAAATAGACCGTCTCGGTACCTGAGAACGCCCCAAGGTCCGCAACCATGTAGTTGCCGCCGACGAGGGTGATCGTCACCAGCCGATCATCGAGAGCCGCCAGCACGACGCCATTGATCTCGATGGCGCCTCGGCAATGCGCGCGTCCCGATACCTCGATGATCGGTCGGATACCGGGAACGCGGCTGATCTTCAGACGCCCATCGGCCAGCTTTTCAGCGAAGGCATTGACCAGCCGGCCGCCGCTCTCCACGAACCGCCCCTTTGCCGATGAGGTCGGGAATGGGACCTGGACGGCGGGCATCAGAAATAGTCCGTCGTCTGCGGAGCGTAGGTCGGAGACGATGCGGTTACGCGCTTCATCCGACGCTCCTGAAGAGCGCGGTAATCCTCGCTATAGGGCCGGCCGAAATCGTCACCGACTTCATTGGCCAGCATGCGCGCAAGCGGCAGAAACACATCGTCGTCGATGGCTTCGAGGTCACCGATCAGCAGCACCTCGCTTGACGCAAGTTCGGCAGCGAGCGGCTCAACCGCGTCGTCAACGACCGTCTTGTCTTCGTTGGAGAGAGGCTGACCCGAGCCCTCCTCCTGAAGGATGGACAGGGCCTTGGCGACGAGCTGAGCGCGCGTGCGGGGCATCGTCAGGCGCCTTCGCCTTCCGAGGCATCTTCCTTGGCCTTTCGACCGCGTTCGGTCTTCTGCTCAAGGTGCGAATGACGTGCAGCTTTCTCAGCCACCTCGTCGGGGACTTCGGTCCAGTCCGAGCGGCTGAAGACGACGCCGAAAAGCTCCTGCTCGTCCGGGCCATGGCCATTCGCGCGCGGGTCGCCAATGAAGCGAAACTTCGCCATGTGCTTGCTCCTGAAATGAGAAAAGGCGGGCACCGGAGCGCCCGCCTCATGGTCGGTGATGGTTCGTCGATCAGACGGTGTAGAGGACGACCATCGTCAGGCGCCCGGTCCCACCGGCATTGGCCGCCGCGTTGAACAGCACCTGATGCACGGTTTCAGCGGAAAGCGTCTTGGGGCCGCCAGTGACGAGCACGCCTGCGAAAGGCAGATAGATGCTCGCGACGCCGGTCTGGAGATGAACCGAAACGTCACCGGTCACGACGCCGAAGTTGCCCCAGGCATCCGTGTCCGCATTGTCGACCCCGTTGGCGGCATAGCCGGCATCGAAGTCCAGCGTCTCAGTGCCGGTATCGATGTCCTCACCGATGACCCAGCCGCCGATGATGGTCGCGCCCTTCGGGGTGCGGCACATCTGAATGACATCGGTGTTCGCGACAGCCGCGCCGATGTTGTAGGTGCCCCACGCGACCTTGAGGTTGCCCCCGCCGCCCATGCCGGCAACGGGGAAGCCCGCGAGGGCGCGATCAGCAGTGACAGTACCGATAGCCATTGATCAGCCCTCCTTACGCGGCCGTGGACGAGGCGAAGAAGCCGGTGACGACGCCATTGTCCTTCAGATCGTCGCGGTCGCCCGCGCCGGTCCCGAAGACGATTTTGTCGACGCCGTAGATCGCCGAGGTTTCGACGCCGTACTTGTCGCCGTAGTCGAATTCCTGGGTCCTCGACTTCCAGCGCCGGGCATACGCGACACCCACCGCCTGAGCGCCGCAGAGGAAGGCCGGGACGACCGTGGACGAATCCCCGAGCGCGGTGAGCGTCGAGTAGTCGTAGAGGTCGTGGGCCTCCTTGATGATCACGCCGTTCCAGAGAAGATCGCCGCCCTTGAACAGGCGGTTATTCTCCATTTCGAGCGAGACATCGCGCTGAGCCTGCGAGATGGTGGAGTCACCACGCAGATCGCGGAACGCCAGCGGGTGGGCGTACAGGATGAAGTAGTGCCGGCCGTTGGCTTCCGTCCTGATAGGGCGGATCTTCGGGTTGGCCCGGTTCATTGCCATGAACTTCATGGCGTCGATGTTGGCCGCCGTCAGCCGCTCCGCCGCAGTGCCCGCAGTCAGAGTGGCCAGGCCAGCCGACAGATCTCCGGAAGACGCGGCGTAGGCTGAATTGCCGAAGAACACACGATCGGAGTTCTTCGCCAGCCACACGTCGGCAATCGTGCCACCGTCCGCCGTGATCGCCGCCGCGGTCATCTGGACGCTGCCGGCGGCGGTCTTCATCACACCGAGGGCCTTGGTGACGAGACGCTCGGTGTCCTTCATAGCCCACTCCTTGAGAGTGGCTTTGCCGGCCTGGCGCAGGGAAATCGCCGAATACTGCTCGTCGATCTCGGCCACGCGCACCGCATTGCGGCGCTTGTCGACGGCCAGCTCAAACGAGCGAGTGGCCATGTCCTCTTCGTTGCCCTCCATGATGCCGCGACCAGTCACGGCGTCCTGGGTGAGCTTGTTGACGAGCGCGAAATTGACGCGGTCGCCCTTCTTCTTGGTCAGGTCTTCCTTGACCTGGATGATCGAGTTTTCGTTCGACCCGAATTCGCCCGCATAGCGGTTTTCGGTCAGGTACTCGACGAAGAACTGATCGTCCCAAATCTCGGGAGTGAGATTGGGATTTGCGCGAGTGTCAGCCATTTGAGGCTATCCCTTCGGGGAGGGACGGCGCCCGGTCCTGCGCAATAAAAAAACCCCGCTCGGTGGCGGGGCTTCAGCGGCGCATGCCGAGGATGTCGTCCAGGTTCGGAGGCCCGGAGTAGGCCGGACCCGTGCGGGCACCGACGTTGCGTCCGGTTGCGAAGTTGCCGGGCATGACAGGGGCGGCGCGCGGTGCGCCGGGCTGCTGGCCCTGCTGAAGCTCAGCCATGAGTTCCGCCTTCAGCTCGTCGCGCAGCTTCTGCTTGTAGGCTGCGGGATCGGAGCCGATTTCGGCCATGGCGGTCTGCTGCTGATGCCACTGAACGGCGGCGGCCCATGGGTTCGGGCTGCCGTTGATCTGCTGGATGAATTCCTTGGGGAGCTGACCTGCTTGAGCCGCCGTGTTGAATGCCTTCTCGGCTTCCGCGACGACTTCGGGCTTGAATTGCAGCTCTGCCATCCCGCGCTGCATGGCCTTCAACTGCCCCATGACAGGGCTGACGGCCTGCTGAACCCCACGCTGAAGATAGGCGTCGGGATCGGTCCAGATATCGGGCGCCTGCTCCGGTTCCGGCTGTGCCGGCTTTGGCTGGAGCTGCGAGAAAATCTGGTTGAACCGCTGCTCCCACTGAGCATTCTGCTGTTCGAGCTTCGTCTGAAACTCGGCAACCTGCTCGGTGTAGCGCTTGGCCTTCTGGCGTTCCGCCTGAAGCGCGGCGACGGGGACCATCCCCCGTTCGTCGGTCTGCGGCTCGCCTTCTGAAGCAGGTTCGGCGTTGGCTTGTGGCTCTGCCGTCTGCTCAGGCTGCGGTTCGGTGCGGGTTTCCGGCGCAGGCGCAACGGCGCCCTGACCGGAGAGGATATTCTCCAGATCGGTGGACATCAGATTTCCTTGACGTGAGGATCACGAAACGCCCGAGAGCCCGGCGACAGCAGCCCATTAGTGGGGAGAGCCAAGCCCCTAACGCCCGATAAGCCCGGCGACGGCTAAGGAGAGCTTGCGGCTCTCAATTGGTTATCTGCCCAGCAACGGGTGGTGGGTTCAGGACACGGCCAGAGCCGCGCTATCGACAGAAGCCGAACCGGCGGCATTCGTGCCGGTAGTTCTCATGAGCAGCGTCGATCCGCTGTCGCCCGCCTGAACGGTGTAGGGCACCGCAGCTCCCCCGGCCGTTGCTGGCGTCATATCGCCCACGTCGGTCGTGCCGCCCCGAATTGCGTCGTAGGTTCTGGTCAGCCCGCCGCCGAGCAGACGGGCGAGTGCCGTGCCAACACCGAGCGTTCCGCCCACTGCGAGCGGCCCCGTGGTCGGGGTCGTTGTCGGCAGCGCGAATAGAACCGGACGGCCTGCGGTGAAAATGGCCGAAGCATTGGCGGGCTGGCCGGAATAATACTGCGCCTCGTCGGTATAAAAGACGTTCAGATAGGCGATCCGAACCTCGATATCGACGGCCTGCTGCAAGCCCCGAATGATGAAGTCGGTATTCATCGGCAGCGACTGCACCCCGATCATGGCTGTTCGCACCGGACGAAGCGGGCCTTGATACTTTTTACCCCCGTTCCAAGGTCCGTGCGAAGCCGTCATCTGCTTGCCGAAGCAGGTTGTCGATCCGCATTGCACCTGAACCGTCGCAAGGCCCACGGGATCGTTGC